GCCCAGTTTGCACCCGTCGCCCAGTTTGCACCTGTCGCCCAGTTCGCACCCGTTGTCCAGTTCGCACCAGTCGCCCAGTTCGCACCCGTTGCCCAGTTTGCACCCGTAGCCCAGTTTGCACCCGTCGCCCAGTTCGCACCAGTCGCCCAGTTCGCACCCGTCGCCCAGTTTGCACCCGTCGCCCAGTTTGCACCAGTCGCCCAGTTCGCACCAGTCGCCCAGTTTGCACCTGTCGCCCAGTTTGCACCAGTTGCCCAGTTTGCACCCGTCGCCCAGTTCGCACTCGTTGCCCAGTTTGATATTGCGCGCCTTAAATTCGGCGGCTAATTCAGAAAGTTCATTGTACTGAAAGGGTGTCCAGCCTTTGCCTGAAACCCAGAGATAAATTGTTTTCATGGTGGGTTATATTTTGTGTTTAAAGTCCGTGGTTGTTAGCCCATATCACGAGTTCGGCAAGCGTTGTCGACCCTGTGCGACGCATAGCGTTTCGTTTGTGTGTTTCGACCGTCAACTGGGAAAGTGATAGTATTTCGGCAATCTTTTCAGTCTTATACCCCTCTTTATAGAGGCGGACAATCTCTTTCTCCCGCATTGTCAGGTTAGTATTAAACTCTGGGTTACAGATTACTTTATAGTATTTGCACTCCCCCACCAGCGGACAAGCAACATTCTCGAAGTTGAACCGGCCGAACTCGTCCATATCGGGTATTTTATCATACATCCCGAAGTTGCAGCGGATGAATCGGTGGGCACACCTGTATTTGAAGTAAGGGGCGTTCGCTTTGCTCTTGTTGTAAATCTCCGACAACGCCTTGAATGCCTTGGGGTAATCCAGTTCAATAACCGAGAACAAAGCATCCGTAAGCTCTTTATCTTCTTCCATGTAGGTGCGCACTCCCTTTTCATCGCGGATCTGCACCTCTCCTTCGGGGGAGTTAAAAAACTCTATGTTAATTAACCTTTGCATGGGTACCTTTGTATGGATAATCTTCTGGAAATAATGCGTCGCCGGATAGTCCCTTTTCAGAGAATTTATTTACGCAGAATGCTATGTTGTCCATGTCAGACTTGCCAGGGCGGCTGTATCCGTTCGCCCAACGCCATATTGTTGTGTTGTCCTTCCCTGTCGCAAGACGAATTTCCGCCCATAACATACTTTTGCGAATCCTTCCAAGTGTAGAAACATATTCTTGGAATGGCAGCCTTGCAGCGCGTTGATTTGCAGTATTCATATTCATATTATTTGTCCAGTATTGCCATGATCCGCTCAATGCAGGCGGCCTGCTCCTCGAGTAATGCGGTCAAGCGCTCAGTCGATTGAATTACTTCGTTCATATTGCATCGTGCTTTAGTCACCATAGTACATTCCTCGGACACCATAGAAACCTGTCGGCACTTTCAGCAGTTCGGGGCGGTACTCCGTGGCCTTCGGCTGCTCCGTCGGGCGGTTCTCGATCTTCGCGGTCAGCATCGCCAACTTCTCGTTGCGCCAAGCCTTGCGCAGGCAATCCCCCAAACTCTTGCCCGGCTGTACCTTTTTAAGGTACCAGGCGTTCTTCATGATCTTCGATTTGTCGTAAGTTGCTTTCATCGCGTTGTCCGTTTTTATTACCTTCAAAAAGGTACAATCGTCAAATATTCAGTCCCCACGCTTGCGTTTTTCATCTTAAATCGTATATTTGTATCAGCTTTGTGAGTTTCACATTGCAAATATAGATATTTTATCTTGATATTATCAAGATTTATAAAGATATTTTGTATAAATAATTATTATAATATTGTCAATTTCCATATGTTATTAGATATTAAGAAGTTTGCCTTTGACATGCAGCTTAAACAACAAGATTTAAGCGAAGTTATAGGTGTAGCTCAATCGCAGATATCAGCAATGATGAATGGGAAACGAGAAATAAAAGAGGAGCATATAGAAAGGCTAAAGGTTAAATATGGCGATATAATATCAAGATATATCATTCAAAACCAAACCGGGGAAACCCCAAAAGATAACCCTATTACTAACTCAACAAAAATTCAGGAGATGGATCCACTTACACAGGACTACATCAACACCCTGAAAGAGCAGCTCGCAAAAGTGACTGCAGTAGTGGCGAACCAAACTGCAATCATTGAACGATTAACTCAGAAGGGTGATGGTGAAGTCCTCTCTCGAAGAATGGGTGCAGTCGAAAAAAAGCAAGATGAATTAACGGAAAACCTGTGACGCGTCATCGTGCAGATTGCACCCGAAAGGAGGCGAACACCCTCCTTTCAAAATGGGCAATTTTGCGATGGGCTAAAAAATGTTCTTTTCAGATATATTAATATTTTGTGCATCAGCTCATTATAGCACAAAAAGACGAGGGGGGGGGATTTTTGGATAGAGAATAACAGATACGGACATTCACCCCCATAACAAAGTAAATAATGCCCCTCTCCGAGTTTTCGGGGGGGGGTAAGTTATATAGGCCAAAAATTTAAACACTATGAAAAAAATTTTACTTGCACTCATTATTCTTTTATTCTCAGGAGTGGCATTTGCCCAAGATAAAGCACCAAAGAAATACGACATAAAAGAAGCGCAGGAAATAGCAGAAATAAACAGGATTCCAGGATTAGTAACAACATCGCATGGACGCCGTGTATATTTTGATCCGAAAATAATGCAGTATGTAAGTGAGGAGCAAATAGTCAAAAAATACGGACAAAAAACGGTAAAAATGCTTGACCAATGGTATGTAAGCAATATTCTTAATAAGCAAAATGACAATGTGTCAAGCCCTTTCCTTGCAAAAAGTTTTGGAAACCGCAATGCATACATATCTAAGTTTGACAATAAAGGAAGATCATTTAAATGGAAATTAACACCTTTGAATACTGTTATCGGGTCGTCAATGATAGGCGCATCCGCTGCAACATATATGCTTACCAGCTCAATAATCGACAATAAGATAGCTAATGAATCTGATGTAGAAAAAATATCGTCTCTTGCCAAGACAAAGCGCACGGTCGGATTTGTATGTGCAGGCACATCCGTAATCGGAATTGTAGTGGTTTTAACGGGGTTGCATAAGGAGTACGCCCAAGGAATAGAAATCGGACATAATTTAACCGTATCAGATTATGGCGCAGGAATCAGCTTGACAAAGAAGTTTTAATCCCTCCCCTACCTTTCAGCCCCGGCCGTATAGCCGGGGCTTTTTTGTACCTTTAGGACAATGAAGGCCGCCAAAATAAGGTTTCATCATAGAGAAAACACAAACCTTTAGAACAATCCGTCCAAAGATAAAAGCCTCAAAAATTAGGGGCGGAATCCATTGTTATTAAAATGCCTGCTCCCACCTTTGCCCTGAGAGATTGTTTTTCATGGCAGAAGGGAAGCTGACGATAAAGCAGGAGAAGTTCTGCAACAAGTACCTCGAGTGCGGCAACGCATCCGAGGCGTATCGCTTTGCGTATGAGTGTTCGAAAATGAGCGATGAAACGGTATGGAAAAGATCGAGCGAGCTACTTCAAAACGGGGAGGTTACGGGGAGGGTAAAACAACTTCAAGCCCAATTAGCCGAAAAAGAACTTATCACCAAAGAGGAGCTAATCCGGCTTAATGTATCCATCATTAATGCCGACGTACTCGACTTTGTCGATGCCGACATGGTTGATATGAAAACCGAATATGGCGTACGGCAGGTTCCCTCAATTTCTTTCCAAGACCTAAAATCTCTTCCGCCTGAAAAACGGCGTTTAATCCAGTCCATAAAGATTGACCGTTCAGGTAGCCCCGTCGTGGAATTGATGGACAAAAGCAAGGCGATAGAAACCATCAACCGCATGCTCGGATACAATGCCCCGGAGAAAACTGCCAACACTGACACTAAAGGTAATGACCTTCCGCAGCCGACATTCAATACAGATCGTTTCTTTCAATTAATACAAATGAGCAGGAGCGATGACTGATTATTCCAGTGTAGGTAACTTCTTGTTGAAGGAAGGGTGTTTGGCATTTACGGCTGTAATGTTCGAGGCTGTGAACAAACAACCTTTTCGGATTGCGCCCCATCATCGAATAATATGCCATAAACTCGACCAAGTACTCCGTGGAGAACACCCGACTAATAGGCTCATGTTTAACATTCCTCCGCGACATTCTAAAACAGAGTTAGCCGTCGTGTCTTTCTCTGCGATAGGATTTGCCATCAATCCGCGTTCCGAGTTCATGCATCTTTCGAGTAGCGATCAACTCACTACCCGGAATGTTACGAACATACGGAGGATCATGGAGGATCCCAATTACCGCGCATTCTTCCCAAATGTCGAACTGTCCAACAATGCCAAAGGAAGTATATCCACCTCAAGCGGGGGTGTAATGTATGCGGCTCCCTTTATGGGTCAAATAACAGGGTTTGGATGCGGTAAACTGGGAGCACAAGAATTCAGCGGTGCAATGAGTATTGACGACCCGATGAAGGCTCAGGATAGCTACTCCAGTACTACCAAAGAGCGTATTGGCGAACTGTGGACTTCTACATTCAAGAACCGTCTTAATGACGTTCGTACCCCGGTCATTGTAACAGCTCAAAGGCTCGCTCCAGATGATTTTTGCGGATACTTATTGCAGCTTGAAGGCACGATAGAGGAAGGTGGAGAATGGGATGTTGTCAAATTCCCCGCAATCTTAGATGCAGGGCTACCTACCGAACGTGCACTTTGGGAGGATCGATTCGCGCTTGATAAATTAAAGCGATACCAAGAAGCGGATCCCTTCATATTTGAGACCCAGTACATGCAGAATCCCAAGCCTCTTGAGGGATTAATGTATCGTGAATTCCGAACATACGACGTTATCCCCTACTCCAAAGATTGCACGCATAAGAATTACACCGATACAGCAGATACGGGAAGCGACTATCTATGTTCGATATGTTACGACGAATTACCCGAGGGAAATTATGTGACCGATGTGCTCTACACAAAAAAGCCCATGGAGTATACCGAACCCAAGACGGCCGAAATGCTTGCAAGGAACAGGACGGAATGGGCTAATATTGAAAGCAATAACGGAGGGCGGGGCTTTGCGCGCAATGTAGAACGCATCCTTCGCCAGATGAACATTACCCACACAACGGTTAGTTGCTTTTCCCAGACCGATAATAAGCAGGTACGCATATTTACCAAGTCAGCAGACGTCAACAACATGACATTTTTCCCGACAAATTGGGATAAGAGATGGCCGGAATTCTATCAGGCCATTATGGGATATATGAAGGAAGGGGGCAATGCGCATGACGATGCCCCCGATGCGCTGACCGGATGCTTTGAAAAGCGCAGCACACCGATACAAGACGATGATTTAAGTGATATTAATATTTGGTAAACAATGAACTTTTTAGATCGCCTTTTTACATTTTTCCAAAATAAAACGCTCAATGCATTAGGTGTTGAGCGGGATTTAATGGAGCTTATCAAGGCAAAAGACATCAGTCAGGCGATGTCTTTGATGGAAAACCATGACGCGGAAGCAATGCAGGCAATATACGAGTACAATCCGAAACTTCACGCCATAATGAAGCGTCGAAATAAAACGAGAAAGGGACAGGAAGATTACCGCACGGAGAAATTGCCCCGCACTCGACAGCGTTATATAAATGAGGTAGAATTGTTCTTCCTGCTTGGAAATCCGATAAAATGGAAGGTATCCGACGAATCCGGTGATGCCGATGCATTTTCGGCTTACAAACAATTCCTTCGAGAAATACGATTCGACAGTAAGATGCGACAGGCTAAACGGCTGGCCGGAGCAGAAACCCAAAGTGCAAAGCTGTATCACATTTACAGGGACGAGGCAACGGGGCTTCCTTGGGTGAAAATAGTTGTGCTGTCGAAGTCTAACGGATATACCTTGCGCCCCATGTTCGACCAATATGGTAACCTCCTCGCATTTGGATGTGGGTATTATTTGAAGGAGGGCGCCGGAACAGTAGAGCATTTCGACATTCACACACCCACTTTTATATTCCGGGGAAGAAAAGCCAAAATAGGTTGGGATGTGACCCCAGTGCTTAATCCGACTGGTAAAATTAACATCATTTATTACAAGCAAAATACGGCATGGGATGGATTGCAGCCCCGAATTGATCGGGAAGAAAGTATTGACTCAAAAACCGCAGACACCAACAATTACTTTGCGGATCCAATGTACATTGCCACCGCAGCGGTTATCAAAAATCTTCCCACAGTTGATTCTCCAGGGAAAGGGATTAAGTTGTCAAGCAAAGATGATCGGTTTGAATACCTTAATCCACCTATGTCGTCTGAAACGAGGCAGCAGGAAAAGTCGGATTTAAAAGAATCTATACTTTTCGATACTTTCACTCCGGAGTTCACCCCAGAAAAAATGGTCGGATTGGGGACTTTGTCCGGTGAAGCCATTAAGCGCGCAATGGTTCTCGGATATATCAAGCGTGATAATCGAAAAGAGATATACGACGAACTCGTCGACCGGGAAAAGAACCTAATCTTGGCGATAATGATGAATGTAACTCATATCCATATGAGAGACAAACTCGCCACCCTCAAGATCGAGCATGAATTTTCGGAGCCCTTCAACGAAGACATTACTGCAAGGTGGCAATCCATAGGGAAAGCCTATGCAGATGGAGTGCTTTCACTTGAGGAATCTGTGAAATTAATGGGTGTTGCAGATAATTACCAAGAGGAAATCGAAAGAATTAGGCAAATGAAAGAAGCCTCTGCCACAAGCATCTACGAGGATGCAAAAACAAACCTTTCGACCAAAAAAGACGAGAATTCAAGTATCAACACCCCGACTGAATAAAACTTTTAGGACAATGAAGGCTATTATACATCAATTTGATCCGCAAATTTATCCTCGGTTAATAAGGCTTTGAATTACCGTACAAAAAAAGTATAAATTTCCATCCTGCCCATTGTTATTAAAATGCCCGTCGAAATCTTTGCAACAGAGATTAATTAAAATAATATGAAAGAAAAACTTTTAGCACTGCTCCAAACCAAATTTACGGGGGTGGACAATGCGATCCTCGACCGAATCGCAACGAAAAAGTCGGAGAATGTAACGGACGAAGCACAATTACCTACCATAGCAGAGGGGATTGGCTTTCAGGACGTGTTAACCAGCTACGGCGACTACCGTGCAGGGGATGCGCAGCAGACCGCAGTCAAGAACTACGAGAAGCGGCATAACCTCAAAGACGGGAAGCCTATCGAGCAACCTGCCACAGGGGAGCGGCAGGCGAATACTCCTCCCAGTAGCGAAGAGCCCGAATGGTTCAAAGTCTACAAACGCCAGCAGGAAGAGCGTGAAAATGCTGTAAAAGCAAAGTACGATGCCTTGGAAGCAGCGCGTGTAAAGGCCGAACGGGACACACTTCTTCGCTCAGCAGCCAAAGCGGCAAACGTCAATGAATCAGCGTTAGACGACATCCTCGCGCTCGCTTCTGCGATGAACGAGGAAAAGCCGGACGAAACGAAGATCAAAGAAAAGTTCGCGGCTATACAAACGCGATTCGTTGCCGCAGGGCTTGAGGGGCAGGAAACGGCATTCCCCCTCTCCACATCTGAGGCTCAAAGCAAAGAAGAGGCCAAAATGTGGGCTGAAAATCTGCCGGATGCAAAATAAAAACAACAACAAACATGGCTATTAAATTCGAAAAGACACAAGTTAAGGGCGGGTTCCCGGTATTCTGGCGCGGAGAGCGCGAAGTGCTGCCGGGGGATTTCGCCGTGAAGGGCACCTATCCGGAAGGCACGATACTCAAAGAGGGAACGCCTATCAAACTCGATTTCGAGAACATGGAGTGCACCATCTGCAAATCGGCACGAATCGTAGAGGGCGGTACCACAACCAAACCGCGTGTCATCAAGGGCTCTATGTTCCAGATCAACGATGCCGTCAAAGTAGGCGCTTCCTCCGGCACCATCAAGAGCATTAGCACCGCCAACGAATCATACGACGAAATCACATTAAGCGCAGCAATGACAGAAGCAGTAGCAGGCGCTGATCTGCTCGGAGGGGATGAAATTCCGGACGCCGTCATCGAAACGACAAAGGAATACACCAAGGCCAATGGATTTCCGACTGTCTCGGCAGCTTATGGGGCGCGAATCCTCAAGGATGTAGCATACCCCGTCCCCGAGACTTGGCTGCAAGGCTACAGTATGAAAAACAACCCTGAAATCAAGTACATCAGACAGTAAAAGACAGGTAAACAATGAGCGAAGTATATTATTCTTCTATTTTCAGCGAGCTGACCAAGCAGGTGCAAGCTCGCATCGACGCAGCATCTGAACTGCGCAAGCGCTTGTTCGACCAAAATGTCTACGAGCGTTTTTTGGAGTGGGATACTCCCACGGTAGGGTTCAATTTCGAAGAGATCATCGGATCGTATAATCTGGGCGTAGCAGCTGCCACCTTGGATTCGAAAGGCAAGGAACCCATTATGGGAACTGAAGGCCTGGCTACAATAGCCAAGAAAGTCCTCATTCACCAAATGACCCTACCGATGCCCATTGAAGACTATCGGAAGGTACTTCAGCTGCTGGATTCACGCATGATCTCAGATCAGGCAAAGAAACAGCAGCTCGTAAACCTCATGTGGGGCGGCGTTGAACGGGTCGTGGAATCCGTACAGGCCAAAATAGACATCATCTTCCTGGGTGCCCTCTCGAACAAAGGGGTATTTTCATTCACTCAGGAAAACAACCCCGAAGGAGGTGTGCGAGGCAATATCGACTATGGCATGCCGCAAGAAAACATCGCCACAGCAGATACACAGTGGACGGAGGGCAACATCGACACGGTCGATGTATTCGAGGATATCCAAGGCGTTGTCGATGCAGCTCAGGAGAAGGTGACCTTCGACCGCATCCTTCTGGATCAAAAGCGGCTTTCGTACATCCTGCGCAGCAAGAAGATGAAGCAGGTTATTTTCGGCACGGACAAATCATCGTCGCCACTTCTGCTGGCCAACCTAAACGAGTTTATGCGATCGAACGGGTTGCCCGTATTCGAGGTGATCCGACGGATGACGCGCATTCAGGACAATGGCAAGATCCGCGAATACAAACCGTGGAATGACAAGAGCCTCGTATTCGTGCCGGAGGGTCGTCTCGGCGTCATCAAAAACGCTTACGCGGATAACGAACTTCGCCCCGAGCCGGGAGTTGCCTACTCCAACTACGGACGCATCCGCATCTCGCAGTGGGGCAAAGGCGAGACGGACAACTCGAACGGCGTGGAGTTTACGAAAGCACAATCTATTTCGCTGCCCGTCATTACCGAGATCAACGGTATTTACTCGCTGAGTGTAGAATCGTAGAAGTGCATGACGGTAGCAGAATGCATACATCAGGAGTTCAGCATGGTCGGAACCATCTCCGACTATGGTGTTCGCCGCTTCGCCAGGGAATGGGGATACGATCCCAACTCCCTGGCGGGTAGCGACCATCAGCAACAACTAATCGCCAAGCGCGTATCTGAGTTCATCGACAGCCTGATAATGCACCCTCTGTCGGTAAGCGAAAACGGGCATTCGGCGTCCTGGTCTGAAAGCGCCATGAAGCAACGGGCACAACTGATGCTTCGGCAATATGGCATCACGCCCGGCGAAGAATTGAGCAGCTCTATTGGCCTGTCCTCGATAAAGGATGCTTCGAACTTGTGGTAATATGTATTTCGCGCCCCACATACTCTATTTGAGGATCGATCCTCCCAAACAATACGACGAACTGGGACGTCCGATAGCTATGTCCGAAAATGATGCATGGCAGGAAATAGGTGATTGTCGTTGCGACGACGACACAACCGTCCGCCTTGTATCAGAGAACGGGGAGGTGCGCCAATCGAAATACCACATCGTCTACGAAGGGAGAGGAGTACCCAAAGGAGGGTACGTGAAATGCATTGACAAGGCGACCGGCACAGTACGGGGCGAAGGCTCTGTGGCAATAGCCAAGGTAAACAACTATTTCAACGCTTCAGACCTTTGGATATGATTACAACGGGAGACGCGCGCAACATACTGTTCTCGGCGTGTAAGGGGGTTGGGATAAAGGACATGCACACTTCATGGGCTATCCCCGAGGGGAAAGTCAATAGAGAGCGTATCGTCGTCATCACACCACCCGAGCAGACGTCGGACACGTATTGGGAAAATTGCTTTGTTGCTGTAAACCTGTGCGTCCCGGACATCAAGGGAGAAGCGAACCTAAAACGGCTGGACGAACTCGAACGGGCAGCCAAGGCGAGATTCAAAGAATGGACATACGGTACTTATGACGGATCCGCATACAGGTACAGGTATGAGAATATCGGCCGCGAAGAAGATGTGAACCTCGGATGCCACTATATCTACATCAGAGTACTATTCAGAGTATTAAACATTAAAAACAACTAAAACAATGGCAAAAGTAATAGCAGTAGGAATCAAGAAGCTGTATTATGCAGACCCCGCGAAGGTCACAGGAGATCTTACGGGTACCCTTCTGGCAACCATCATTAAAGATGTCAGCACGAAACAGGTGGAGAACATCCACCAAGACACATGGAGCATCGAAGAGGAGGAGCCGTCTACGACGGAGTACAGGAATCAACTCACCAATGGCGTATATCGCCAAGACACCGAAATGGGTAACATTCAGATGTCGTTTACCATCGGGCAATACGACTATGAAACCAAGGCGGCTTTCATGGGCGGCACGGGGTCGGAGACGTCATGGAAACGTGCGAGAGGCGTCACGCGCATTGAAAAATGCATGATCGCCCTGACGGAAGACAACCAGTATTGCGTCTTTCCGAAGGCCTCGGTTATCGCCCGTAACACCAATAATGAGGGAGCCGTAGGTATCGGTGTAGCAGCTGCTGCCCTGGAACCAGACAACACGGCGGTCTCGTCGGAATATTGGTTCGATTCTTCGGAGGTGAACGTCGAATAAGAACCTCCAAGCCATCAGCAGTCCAGGGGTGGGAGGCGTGTGCCCCTCACCCCTATTTCTTAAAATCAATCTTATGAAATTGGAGTTTATCAGTATCCGCATCGCATCGAAGGGATACACTGTATACAAGATGTCCCCCATGACGGCAACGCGCATCATGACAGTGCGGGATGTCAACAAAGATCCGGACGAGAGTAAGGCATGTATATCGGCGATGGCGCATAGTATAGCCTTGGCGGTTGTCGGCAGCCGCAACATATTCGCGGGTGTCAGGGTGTGGTTTTTACGCCGCAGATTCATGAAGCGGGGCACATTCAACGAGTTGTTCGACTGTTACCAGAAAATACTGCTGATGATACCCCTTGAGGATATTGCCTCGGTTGCAGCCGTAATGGAGGGATTGTCCGCAACAATATCCAAAGACCATGAGTAAATCGGCGGATATTGTCGCCAGGTCATTGCTGAATACGCATCATGTGTCGGTAAAGCTCGGGGTGCTGAAATTCCGGGTATACCAACCGTTCGTGAAGGATTTGGCAAGGGCATTCGCCGGAGGGAAAATAGACGTTTCGATCTCCGGAAGGCAAAAATATTCCATGGAAACAATATCCAAGCTGCTTTTTCGGCGCTCATGGTGCCAAAAACTATTCCTGTGGTACGCCAAGCGGTATGCCACCTGTGAAGAGATTTCCGCCGCGACCATGAAAATAGCCGACATCGTATCGGGCAAAGACTTGTTCGATTCGGTGAAGATCGACAAAACACGCCGGAAAACAGTGTCTGAAACCGTCGGGAATAATACGATAACGGGCATTATTGCAACGATGATGGATCAATTGAACATCTCCTACAACGAAGCCTTCCAAGGCATAAACTACCCTACCATGCTACTCATGATGACCGACAAGGTGCGCACGCTCGTAGGGGACGAGGAAAAAATAGTGCGGGGATCGGGCGCCGATATGGCCCGGAGAAGAAACAATAAGAAAAGAGGCAATAAAGAGCAGCAATGAGCGCATTATCATTCAAAATAAACGCGGAAACCGATAAACTCAAGAGTTTTATTACCATGCTTGAGCGGTTGCGGCATGTACTGGCCGAAATCCCGGACAGTACAAAGGAATTCGACGTCATAAACCGTAAAATTGGCGAGATGGAGGCGCGTGTCGAGCAGACAATGCGCAAGATCGCCCAGATGGAGCAGCAGGCAATGGATGCGGCGTCCAAGGC